TCAATATGTCTTGTTAAAATACTATTCTGAGCAATTTTTGTACCATCAACAGCATTGTCTGCAATATTACCAGTAGCGATAGTGTTTGCAGCTATCTGTGTAGTTGTAATTAAAGCATCAGGTATATGTCTTACTGCGATAGAGTTCTGAGCAATCTTTGTGCCATTTACTGCATTATCTGCTATGTTTGCTAATGCAATTGTATTACCTGCTATCTGGTCACTTGTGATTTGGTTATCATCAATATGTCTAGTAAGAATACTGTTAGATGCTATCTTTGTTCCATCTACAGCGTTATCTGCAATATTTCCTGTTGCAATAGTATTTGCAGCAATATCTCCTGATACTATAGTTCCATCTAATATTTGGTCAGTTGTAATTTGTCCATCATCAATATGCTGTGTTAATATAGCATTATCTGCTATCTTATCAGCTGTTACTGCGTCATTTGCAAGGTCTCCTGTTGCAATAGTGCCATTTACTATTTTTGCTGAAGTAACTGAATTATCTGCTATTGCACTTGCTGTACCTGTTAAATTACCTGTAACATTACCTTCGATATTTGCTACAAGAGTTCCTGTTGTTATTGTTAGGGCTCCTGTACTACCACCTGTAAAACTTCCTGTACCAACTATAAATTTATTTGTACTTTCATCTATTCCAATGAAAGCATTGTCTTCATCTCCTCTTTCTATAACGATACCTGCATCGTTAGAAGGAGTTCCTGTTGTTCCTGTTCCCAACTCTATAAGTGGGTCAGCGATTGTTGTAGTTGTTGAACTTACAGTAGTGGTTGTACCATTAACTGTTAAGTTTCCAGATAATACAACATTACCTGAGAATGTTTGTCCTGCTAAAGCATCTGATTTAAGTTCAGCCGCTGATACGGCATTTGCTGCTATTTGGTCTGCTGTTACAGAATCAGTTGCTAGTTTTACAGCGTCAATTGCGTTGTCTTGTATCTTTGCTGTTGCTATTGCATTACCTGCTAGCTGATTAGTATTAATTAAACCATCTGCTATCATAGCAACATTATTGATTGCATTATCAGCTATCTTAGCATTAGTAATCGCATCGTCTGCTATATCTGCTGTTGCTATTGTTCCATTTACTATCTTTGCTGAAGTAATAGAGTTATCTGCTAAGTCTGCAGTTACAATAGTACCATTTACTATTTTTGCTGAAGTAACTGAATTATCTGCTAAAGTTGCTGTTACTACTGTACCATCTGGTATTTTTGCAGCAGTAATAGAATTATCTGCTATATCTGCTGTTGCTATTGTTCCATCTAATATTTGGTCAGTTGTAATTTGACCGTCATCTATATGTCTTGTTAAAATACTATTCGATGCAATCTTAGTTGCGTCTATTTGATTGTCTGCTATGTTACCAGTAAGAATAGTATTTGCAGCTATCTTACCTGCTGTAACTTGTAAATCACCTATATGTATAGTATCTATACTGCCTGTTTTTATCTCGCTTGAATCGATTGAGTTTTCTGCGATTTTAGCTGATGTAACGGCATTGTCTGCAATCATCAAAGTTGTAATTGCATTTGTTGCTATTTGTTCTGTATCTACTGAATTTTCTGCTATGTGTGTAGAAGTAACAGCGTTGTTTCCTATTTTTGCAGAGATAACTGCTCCTGCAGCTAACTGGTCACTTCCTACTGCTCCTGTTGCTATCTCTGAAGCTGCTACCTGATTTTCTGCAATAGCGGCTGATGTAATTGAGTTATCCCCTACTGCTGTAATAGCGGAAGCTTGAAGTTGTGTTGCACCAACAGCATTAGTTGCTATTTCACTGGTGCCTACTGCATTTGCTGCTATTTCTGAAGCCGCAATAGCATTAGCTGCTACTTTTGCAGCTGTGACAGCGTTTCCGCCTAAAGTGTTTTCTTGTACTAAAACCTTACCTATGAGTGGCATTTTATGTCTGCTCCAAATACGATAGAACTACATCTATCGAGCTTGCTATATTAGACTGTACTTTTATTGCGTCCCCTGCTTCTAATACGACCTTTGCGTCTCCTCCTATTGGGGCGAGTGTTGATTGTCCTGGTATCTCTATCTGTGAAACTAATCCAAAGTGGGCATTTGATGCACTGGCGTCCATAAATTCTACATTCGCTTCAATTGCACCACCACTTTGATTACACAGATAAAGACCTATAATTGTTACTGTTGTAGCGGACGGGCAAGTATATACTGTAGTTAAACTTGTACCTACACTTGCTGCTGCTACTGATTTAAAATTTGCCGCCATAATGTTATCCTAATGCTATTGCGAAAGCTAATGCGTCACCTTCTGTTATTGCTTCTGTTGAAGCGTCGTTTTTCTGTGCCACGACCACTATTGACCCATTAGCCGCCTTTGTAAATATTTTTCCATCTGTTACATTCATTGCTATCTCATGAGTTGAAAGGTCAGACCCTGTTGGAGCTGAACTCGCTGTTTCTGACCTTTTTAACTTAATAGTATGAGACATTAGCTGAATGTACCCCCATCTATTGTGTTACTCCATGTAACTGTGTTTGATGCTCCAACTTGTAGTATTTGTCCTACTGAATTTGTTGAATCATATGAACCGATTGCTAATCTGCTATAACCTGTATTAGAACCAGTTTTACCGAATAGTAAATCACCAGCTACTGTTGATGTAATACCTTTAATTCTTAAATTATCACTTGATATTTCTAAAGTAATATTATCATCATTTGCACTTAAAGTATTACCTGATTTGGTTAAACCATCTCCTGCTGATATCTGTCCAGCACCTGAGAACTGTGTAAATACTAAACTAGTTGTACCTAGTGTTGCTGTGCCTGTTACTGATGTTAGTACGAAAGCATTATCTGCATTAGTACTACCTTCTTCAACAAAACAGAATAAACCACCTGTGACTTCTGCGTTAGTATCTGCATCAGTTGCTCTTGTAAGAACTGCTGCTGTACTGCCGTCACCAACTGTGGTTACAGTATAAATACCGTTTTGTGTAGTTGTTGTTTGGTCTTTGACAAGAACTCTGTTTGTTGCAGATAGAGTAACTCCATCTATTGATATTGCTCCATTTGAATCTGCTGTAAGTGTTCCTGCTCCATTGTTGTAAGAGGAAGCAAAGTTTGCTGTAGTTGCTACTCTTACTGAATCTTTTATATCTAGTGCTTGTTTGACACTATCTACATAACCTTTGTTTGCTGCATCAGTGCTTGCTGTAGGTGTTGCTACATTCTGCAATCTGTTAGACCCGAAGTCTACTGTTTGTGAACCTGCTACTGTTAAACCACCGTCAAAGTCTGCTGATGGTGTAAAGGTTGCTGCTCCTGTTACAGTAACTGTGTCTGAGCCTGCATTACCTAAAGTAACATTACCATTTAGAGTTGTTGCTCCGTCAACATTTAGTGCTGCATCTAAATCTGCATCTCCTTGTGCATTAAATGTTCCTGCTACTACAGTATTACCTGTAGATTGTGCAACAGTAAATTTATTAGTGTTAACATCGAAGTTACCATCAATTCCTACTGCTCCAGTTACATCTAGTGTGCTTCCTAATGTTGCTGCTCCTGATACATTTATTGTATTGTTTAAGTCAACTGCTTTTGCAATTTCAACTTCTTCACTACCGTTTGTAGTGATAAACTTCACATATGAGTTTCCGCCTTCGTTGATATCTAAAGCTGCTGCTTCATTGTCTTTGATTGTTAGTGAGTTTGCTTGTCCATCTAAATCTAATGTTCCGCCATGTGTAATAACTAAGTTACCAGCTGGTGCTATCGTTAAATTACCTGAAGCTGTGGAAATAGTATCACTTGAACCCGTAACTACTATGTTACCAGATTTTAGTTGGTCAATTTTGCTATTTGCGTCAACAAGGATTGCTGAACTCGCTGTAAGCGTACCTGCAGTATGGTCGAGCATTGCAACATACAAATCACCGCCAATCGTTGTTACTGCGTTACCACTTGCTGGGGAACCTATAAATAGCTTATTACTATTTGAAGAATAGGCTAACTCACCTGCGTTTAAAGAAGATGGAGCGGCGGTACTATCACTTCTTTTAATTTTAATTACTTGTGCCATTTCTTTTTCCTATTGAGCTATTAGAAAGCTCCTGCGTCTACCGTGTCTGAATCTGACGAATCGTTACCTATCATTATAGGAACAAATTGAAATGTTCCAGAACTGACTTCACGGTAAATCTTTAACTGATTATCATCAGTATCGTAAAATAAATCCCCTTCTGCCAAGTCTGTTGTACTTGATGTAGGGGCAGTTGTTTGAACAAAAAACTGATTTGCTAAAAAGTTTAATGCTCCTTCTACAGTGCTTTCGCCAGTAAGAGTGCCTACAGGATTATTAAAAGTTATACCCTGAGCATCTGTTGCGGCTCCAGCTACAGCAGAGGATATTGTAAGTGTTGTAGTATTACTTGTGGCATTAATTGATGTTGTTTGTGGAGTAATAATTAATTTGGTAGCCATTATCTAGTAACCTCTGGTGTAACTCTAGCTACTCCTTCGAGTAGTCTAGTCACTGTGCTTTGACTTGTATTTACTAATTCTAAGTCATAATAATATTTGCCGTTTGATATACTTGCGGTAGTACTATTGCTAAGAGACATTTTTATTTTTCCCTGTGAAGCATTAACTATACTACAAGTAAAATCTGCGGTCTTTGTACTTGATGTAGGAGTAGGGCGTAGCTGTGCACGAGCACTATGAGTGCTCAGAGGGGTATTAGCCCCGTCTTGTTGTACTTGAATTTCGATTGCAAAATCAGAACCTTGGTCAATTACAATATCATATTTACCTGCTGCCATTAATTTACTCCTATATGCTTAATTATATCAAAATCTCGAGGTCATGTCAAGAACTATTTTTGAGAGCATACTATTTAACCTGTTCATAAAGGTTATCCATATGTGCCTGACCCATATAACACCGTTGCGAATTGTATTTCTAATGCCTGTGCTTTATCGGATTCTTGCATTAAAGTTTTTGCCCAGTTTAACATCATGGTTTCAGTTACATTTTCATAAGGTGTAATGAAACCAGATAGCTGACCATTTGCTTTATGTTGCCAAGGTAAAACCACCTTAACTACTTCAGAATGAATTTGGTCTGATTGACCACTTACTAAACTAGAAGAATTACCAGTGGTAGTATCTGTTCCTGTAATTTTTATAGATACTACTTTAACCATATCTTTCTCTCTTCTAGCGGGCATAGATTGTATATTTACAAAATTTTGTGTTTCGTGTGCTACATATTCATAAGTCCAATTCCATTGTACATTAAGTGTACTGGTTACTGGATTTCCTTCGCTATCTGTTCCTGTTTCAATTATCCAATTCATTAGTTTTTCTGATTCCCGTTGTTATGAGCAATATATCCATTACCATTGCCTCCCTTGACAATATAAGTATCATCATCTTCTACATCTATATCATATGTGATACAATTTATTGTTTTTTGTGGTATTGCAAATATTTCTTCTCTTGTTCCATCTTCTAATATTAAATAATCTCCAACTACTAAATCAGAGACATCAACAAATTTGAAGACACCGTCTTTAAAAGCTAACATAGGGTGTTCCCCAGTTACTTTTACATTATAGTTAATCCAATAATAATTATTATATTCATGAGGGTCTGTAAGTGATACTACATTAGACTCACCAAAACTACCACTTCCTATCTCTGTAGCAGTCCAAGTTTTCCAAGCGTCTTCGTCCAGAGATAATGATGAGTGCTTAAATGATTTTACTTTATCTCCTGCTGATAGTGTTTCTATTGCTTTCTGTGAACCATCGGATAGTACGACAGGAGTGCCTTCAACGAAACAGCCAAAGCCGCCTCCGCCGCCTCCGCCGCCTCCTCCACTACCGGAGCCTGTTGTTACAGAAAAGTCTCTACTACTTTCTCCAATGGTAATAGTTGAAACTCTTTCAGTGCTATTTGAACTAGCTGATGTAATTTCTACATTTATAAAACTTCCATTTGCTATGTTTGCATTAGCAGTTTGAAAACTTCCACCATCAATACTAAATCTTGTGAAAGAAGTATTATTTATACTTACTGTTTTTGTTCCTGCAAATCCACCAACAACCTGAGTGTTTGAATAGAAAGCAGTACTTGTTGCTGCACCAGTTTGATCGGCAAAAGTATATATTGGGTCTGTAGTTCCAAATTTAATAAATCTAGCTTCACCTGACCCTAATGTTTCTGCCCCATCTCCTTGTGCTCTTACAAAAGCAGAGATTGCTGAAGAGCCTGTATAACTAAATGCGATTGGCATATTAGCAGTTTGTGCACTAGAGAATAATCTACCCTCTGATAAGTTTCCTGCTGTGTATTGGTCTACTCTAGGAGTTTCATATATTAGAGTTCCTTCACTTGCTGTTGAGCTTCCGTCTCTAATTTGAATTGAAATAGTTTTAACATGGTTTGTTCCCCCTGTTAATCTTACAAATCCTTGATAGAATCCTGCTCCAGTACCTATCTCAGCAATATGTTTATTGTCCATTGTATTATTTTGGAAAGTACCTATAGTAGCCCCTGATGTATTTGCACCTGTAGAAGGTAATATTAAATTACCATTGACTGTTACATCATCTCCTTCAAGTGTACCTTTAAATTTTGCATTACCACTTGAATCAATATAGAAGTTATTGCTTGATAAGTATCCAGTTGCTCCTAGCACAATACCTGTGCCTGATGCAAAACCACCATCACTTCCACCAACTGAACTACCTCCGGTAATTGTTGAAGAAGTAAGAGTCCAGCCACCAACAGAACCAGCTGTTTTAGCTGCTGAATTAACTTCTGAAGCTGTTGTTTTAGTATTCGCTGCATCATGAGCGTTAGTTGCTTTTGTTATTGCTGAGTTAGCCGCATCAAAAGCTGAGTTTGCATGGTCAGACTGTGTTTGTGCGTCACTTGCAGATTGTCCCCCTGCGTCTGTAATAGAGGAAAGTTGAAGCGATCCTTTAAATGCTGATGTACCATCACTTGCTATTCTAAAGTTTTTGGCAGATATAGTACCGTTTGTTAAATTTATAGCCATACCAGCTGTGGAGAAGTCGGAACCATCTGCTGTTCCACTATGACCACTACCTATCATTGTTCCTGCTGTTACAGAACCTATATCTGCAGTTATAGCTGATAGTTCACTTACATTCATTGCGTTTGCAGAAATACTATTTGAAGTAATTTTTCCACCATTAATAGTAGTACTTCCAGCATTAATAACACCTGCTGGGTCATAAGTGCTAGAGCCATCTCCTAGGTTATTACCTGTAAATGTTACTAGTCCTGTAAAGTTTTGTCCTTGATATGGAATACTGAAAGTTATAGTTTGAGTTCCCCCAAAAGTAGCCTCGGACACAGCGTAATAAGCATACCAATATTTATTTGAGTTACTACCTGTGAATGTAGGCGCTATTTGATTCCAGTTTGTTGAACCTGTTCCTATGACACCACCACTTAATAATTGAGTGCTAAAGTTAAATGATACACCAGAATTGTCAACTGCAGCTCCACTTGTTGGTGAATTTGCACTTGACGATTGATAATAGATATAACCATTTGCTCTTCTTGGACCTGTAGGGCCTTGATCTCCAGGGTCTCCTTCTTTTGCTTTATTAAAGTTTTGTGCTTTTGTAAGAGTTACAGTATTTTCTACATTTATGGAGTATTCTATTTCTGATAAATCTGTACCATTTGCTACTCCACTATGATTTCCTATAGTTACGCTTTTATCGTCACCTGATGTATCTAGTGTAAAACTTCCTACTGTAATATTTGTAGTAGAGTTTGTTGTTACTTTATATTCATTAGTGCTTGGTGTAGCAGTATTTGCAACAGGTGTCAATAAAGTTGCTCCTTTGAATACTTCTATTGTTGTACCTGAGCCTGCAAAACTTGAAACTACTCCTGTATTAGACGCTGGGAATGTATGTGCTTCATTTGTTAAATTTACTGTAATTGCATCAGTACCATCAGCACCATCAGTTCCTGGTTTTACAGATACAATTGTTATAGTATCAAGAGCAACTGTTCCTCCAGAAGCTCCTTCCTGTACTTCTACTTGTACTGTTTGTGGTGTCGTGTTTATACTTGCTGGTACAGGGAATGTAAAAGTTTTTACTCCACCAGATACTCCACTAGCTGTAAATGAAGTTTCATCTGTTATACCATCACCTGTAAATTTCATTCGTGGGTCAGTAAAGTTTTTAGCTGTTGCTGTTAAAGTAATATCTGTTGAAGTACTTGGAGTTGGACTTGCTCCTGCTGCATTATAAATAATTGAACTATCTGATGCAGTTAAAGATACAACTTTTGCATCACTACCAATACTTCCTGATTTTGCTTTTGTGAGTGTAATTATTCTAGTATCAATTGTTGCGTTGCCATCTCCTCTGTCTGTAATTGTGACTGTAATTGTTCCTGTATCAGCTGTTAAAGCACTTACTGTTATATTACCACTACCGTCTACAGATGCGGTACAGTTTGATGTTGCGATAGATAATCCAAAAGTATTTAATGCAGTACCACTTGCTGCAAAACTATAAGTTACAGTTCCTTTCTTAACTGTGTAAGCATTAGTATATCCAGAGAAATCTGATATTGACCCTGAACTATTTGCAGGAAAAGTATGATTTTCATTTGTTCCTGAGATTCTGTAAGCGTCTTTACCTCTGTTACCACTTGCGTAATTTATAAGTGAGAATGTACCACTAGTATTTGCTACCTCTCCAATAATAGTATCTTTTATAAA